GCGTGGAGGCCGAAGCCCATCGCGCATAGCAACGCATCGGCAGTTCTGTAGAAGTTTCGGCCTTCCTTGAGCTGCTCTTCGAAGTAGTCCTGCTGCGGTTCCCAGAACCCCTTATAGAACTCGGTCAGGCTCTCGGTGCCGACATCCACAATGCACAGGAGGTGCTCGGTCTCGTACTCCGGATTGAAGATGTCCGGCTGCCCACCCCAACGGTTTGGGTCACGCGGTGCGTCATCCGTGTGCCAGCCCGGAATGCATGGGTACATCCCCGGCATCAGCATGTGATGGCGAGAGTCCACGATGCAGCCATCGAGCGAGCCCCAGATGCCACGCGCGGCTACCAGGAAGTCCTGAGTCAGGAGGTCTCCGTGATCCTCTGCGAACTGGGGGGAGGCCCGGAAGAACATCGGTTCCGCCTTGATTAGGTCGGTCCTGAATGACGCTGAGGTATGCGTAAGGGGCATCAGCCCGTCGTGCAGCTTCACGCCGCTGTAGTGAATCGACATTCGCTCTCTCCTTCGAGTAGCAATCCAAATGAAAAAGGGCCACCATCAGGTGACCCTTGAGTAATCTGGCCGGTCTTTCCCGACTGCCATCCGGACCTTCTCCGGAATGCCTGAGGTTTCCGCCTCAGGACGTTTGATGCTGTTGGGCAGCGGAAGCAGAAGGTGGCAGTGCGCGACCTCCTACCTCCACGGTAGGTGCTCTCTCATGTACGCAGTGGGCCTCACTTCTGCCTCGTCCCGTGGCCTTAGGGGTTCCGCAGCAGCGCCTTCACAATCCAGACGTACACGCTTACACGCAGGCCAGCGTCCCGGCCTACCATTCAGAATCTGAGCTACACCTTCTGCTTCCGCTGTCCTGTACTGCTTACTTCGGGTAGCGCGCTCCCAGCAGGAACAACGCACGTTCCGCATCACGCCTCTTCACGAGACCAGCGAGAACCTTCCCGCCCGCGTAGACCCACTTCGGGAACTCTGCGGCTGCACCTTCGATGTCCCCAGCGTTGAGCTTCTTGAGCAACGTGGAGGCCGCAAGTCGTCCCGCGCCGAGGTTGAACGTGAAGTCCACCAGCGCATCGAACATGTCCTGCGTGAGGTGGGGGTAGGTGACCAGGTGGTTGACGTCGGCGGCTGCCTCTGCGGTGTCCTGAAGAAGGAGCTCATCGGCGCGCTGGTCGTTGATAGTCAAGCCCCTGTAGACATCCGGACCAGTGTGGCCATCGCCAATGGTCCAGACACCAACAGAGTCGTGATAGGCGGTCAGCTTGCGTCCCTCAAATTGCTTCGTAAGGCGCAAGCCGTTGTTGCTATAGTCGAAGGTCAACGAACCTCCAACACGGAAACACCGATAAGCCCCTCATCGCGGAGCTCTTCCAGCGTCTCGCCAACGCCACCTTCCTTCAGCGCTTGGCGCGCTTCTTCCCATGCGGTGTCTTCGGACTGGTACACGACATCGCCCAGTCCAATGTCCCACTCACACCAAAGCTTAAAAACGTGATTACCCATGCCTGTCCTTTTAGAACGGACTGTCCGAGTCGTCCCAGTTTGTTGATGGATTACTTACGCCCGTCTCGTCATCGAACGGGTTCCCGTCCAGGACTTTCAACAATCCCGTCTTGGAGTCGTATGCGAGATAGATGACCTGGCCTACTGCCTGGCCCGTGTAGCGGTCCTTGAGGACCCGGAAGGTGGTGATGCCGCGCAGCTTCTCGTCGTCTGCCTGTTGGTCTCTTTCGAGGCCGAACATGTAGTAGGACCAGAAGCCAATCGCACGGGACCCCTTGAAATGGCGGATGGTTACCCGACCGCCTTCCTCGTGACTCTTGCCTTTCTCCGGGGTAGTCAGGTGGGACACGAAGGTGATGATGATGTCCAGCTCTTTCGCCAAGCCAGCCATCTCCTTCATGATCTGCTCCAGGCTTCCCTTCTCATCCTCCGTGTCAGCCATCGCTGTGAGGTGGTCGATGTAGATCACGCGGATGCCTTCAGAGACCGCCATGAAGCGCACCTTCGCCTTCACTACGTCCCATTCGGTCTCACCGAACGAGTCGTACATGACGAGCGCATCAGCAGCTTCGAGCCCCTCTACTGCTGTATCGAGCTCTTCAGCCGTCCAGCCGTCGTCAGGGACGTGGAAGCGCTTGCCCTTCAGCTTCCCAGCGATGCGCTTAGCGGTCTCGGTAGGGGCCTGCTCCAGGAAGATGGTCCCGACTCTCAGCTTCAGCTCCGAGATGTCATAGGCAATCTGCTGGGTCAGTAGGTCAGTCTTGCCAACCCCAGTACCCGCACCGAGCCCGTAGATTTCCCCGTAGCGACGCCCGTAGGTGAGGTCAGTGAGCTCCTGGAAGCACCACGCAAGGCCCACTTCAACGGGCTTGCGGAGCTGCTCCTTGATGTCCTTGATGCCCACCAGTCCATCCGGACGGTAGCTCTTGGCACCCCAGATTGCGTCAATGACCTCCGAGCCTCGGCCCGCCAGCAACATCTCGTTCGGGTCCTTGAACCCGTTCGGAAGGCTGGCGAGCTTGCACTTACCAGGGGTGAAGAGGGGAGCACACTCGGCCATCGCAGCACGGCCAGGCTCGTCCATGTCGAACAGGAGCACGACTTCTTCGAACTGCTCAAGCCACTCCAGGTGTTTCTGGAGGGCCTTCTTGGCACCCTGAGCGCCGTTCGGAACGGACACCACTGGCCACTTGTTGCCCTGGAGCTGAGAGACCGTCATGCAGTCAATCTCGCCCTCCGTTACCACCACCTTCTTGCCTCCGTCTCGCCAGAGCTGCTGGCCAAAGAGGTCTGCACTCTTGAAGTCACCGAGCGTGACGAAGTTCTTGTCAGCGTCGCGCATCTTCTGCGCCACGAGCTGGTTACCGCTGTAGTACGGAGCGAGCTGCACCGTGTTGCCACGGCTGCTGGTCCCCACCGTGTAGCCGAACTTGGCACACGTTTCCTCGGTGATGCGCCGCTTGGGTAGCGCGCGGCACTCACCGTCCAGAATCAAATCCTTGCCCACCTTTCTCCCTGACGTATTACGCGGTTGAACCTCACCACCATCAGTCGGTGGCTCCCAGTGGCCACAGCCTTGGGTGAAACAGAAGGCGTGCCCATCGGAGTAGCGCGCAAGGTTGTCCTTGCTGCCGCACTTAGGGCACGGCTCTTTCTGTAGGAACTCGCTTTCCTCAGCCATCAGCGGCTTATTCGAGTACGCCCTGGTTCTTCAGGGAGTTGTACGTGCGGAAGCTGATCTTGGTCGACCAGCCGCGCTGTTGGTCACGCGAGAGGCGCGGGGAGCGGCCGAGCGCGGTGACGATGAGGGATTCAACGGCGGTGCAGCGCTTGCCGGTGAAACGGAGCGAGTGAGCGAATGCGTTGCGGATAGCCGTCATTTAGATGGCCTCCAGTTCGCTGCTCTTTACTGGGAGGGTGTAGCTGTCACCGTCGCACTGAATGATCCAGTCCCATTGGCCGCCCTCACCGGTATAGGCTTCCTTGATGGTTGCTTTCTCGCCTCCCGGACAGAACGCGCTGACATGAACCCGTGCGCCCACCTTCAGTTCCTTCACGGGCTCCACGATGTCCAGCTCCGCGTCCTTGAAGTAGTCAAAGCCTGGAATGCCGTCGAGCGACACCGTTACCGGCCAATGCGATGCTCGGCTGATATTCTTCACCTCCCCCAGCTTGCCGATGTAGAAGTGAGCCGAGTTGGCACCATATCTGACGACCTTCACGCGGTCACCCACCTTCAACTCACGCTTCGGTGCCACTTCAGCGGCCACGGCCGGAGCCTCGTTGACCGCCTTGACCAACGTGTAGCGCGCGTAGGCTTTGCCGTTAGGGTCCTGCTTCGTGTCCGTCACGATGTTCAGGCCGCGCTTGCGGAGGACTTCGATGGCCGATGCCAAGCGGAACAGGCCGAAGTTGCTCAGGGCTTCCAGCGCGGTGATGCTGCGGCCCGATTCCAGATACTGCTGGACCTTTTCGATGCCGCTCTTTTTCTTGAAAGGCTTGCTCATGTGGATTCCTTTGGATGTGTGTATCCCGCCCACTGCATGCGTGGGAACGGGACCGCCTAAACAGGACTTAGTTGACGGAGAAGACCAGCGGGTAATCGAAGATGCGCTTCAGCCACTCTTCAATTCGCGCCATGAATCGGCTGTACATAGCCGGACTCCTTAAGGAACTGCTGGACATCGAAGTTGGGGCACTCGGTCTTCGCGTTAGGAAGGTCACGGTGCCCCACAACGATGGCTTGGGGGAACTTCTGGTGAAGCATGGCGATGAGCTGAAGAAGGTTCTCGCGCTGGTCCTTCGTGAAGTTGTCAGCGCGGTTCCCTGCTTGGTCCATCCCGCCCGCCATGCAGATGCCGATGGACTTGCTATCGAAGCCCGGAGCGTGTGCTCCTACCTGATGCAGCTCACGGCCCGTCTCGATGTTGCCCTTGCGGTCGATGACGTAGTGGTAGCCAATCCAGAGCCGGCCCTTCAGCCGGTGGACTCGCTCCATGTAGGCCTTATCGACCTTCTGGCGAGGCTTGGTGTTGGAACAATGGACTACGATGTAGACCACTGAGTCAGCGGTCAGGATGGACATCAGAGCCGATAGCCGATGTCGGCCTCGATGAGCTTGTTGTCCAGCTCGTCCATCTCGTCGCGGGTTTCGCCCGAGATGCATTCGTGGTCTTTGAGGTAGTCAACCTCCATCAACACACTGCGCAGTCGCTCTGCTTGGTCAGCGCTGAGCGTGATCTTCACGTTGCCGTTCTGGGTATGCTTGACTTTCATCTTCAGGCCTCCCTCAGAACCACGTGTAGATGCCGTGCATGACACCCAGCGGTGTCAGCAGGATGCCCACGAAGGCCACCAGCGCCTCCAGCGTGATGCCGGACGACATGTGCTTGAACGCCCAGATGGCATTCGAGACGTAGCCCGAGATGGCCAGGATGACCATCAGCAGGCCAACGAGAATCACGCTTGCTTCGAGCTTGTGATGTTTCACTTCAGTTTCTCCTTGAGCCACGCATCGGGAATCCACTTGTCCGCGTACTGGAACCCGTTCTTGTCGCACCACATCGCATAGGTCGTCTTGCTGGCCTTGCTGATGGTGGTCTTCGAGCGGGTGAATACGAATCGGATGTCGAGCTCCGGATGCTGCTCTTTGATCAGTAGGTGTTTCTTCCGGTCTGCGGTTTCGAACCGCCCCTTGGTCTCGATGTAGATGCCGTTGGGGAGCCGGAAGTCAGGGGTGTACTTGTGCGGGGTCGCTGGGGTCACGTAGGGAATCTTGTCTTCCTCATACGCGGCAACCACTCCAGCCTGGCGAAGCTGCTCAGCAATAGCTTCTTCCAGGCCAGAGCGATACGCGGCTTGAACGTGCCGCGCACCGTAACCAGCACGAGCCATCAGAACTCGTCGGGCTCGTCCGTGGTGCCCGTATTCGAGCCACCTTCGTCATCGTCCTGGCCGTCTTCCGGGAACTCGTTGGCTTCGTCGTAGCCTTCTTCCTGACCGAAGCCGAAGCTCGATGCGGAACGCGAGCCCTCCGAGACCAGCTCCAGAATCTGGACAGCCTGAAGGCGCAGCGAGAGGCCGGCCGCGCCGGTGCCCGGAATGAAGTACGGACTGGCTTCGAACGAAACCTTGCCCTCCGTGCCGCCCCAGATGTTCGGCGGGTTCTTCAGGGCCACGCCCTTGGCGTTGAAGATGGCGGGCTTGCGGGTCCAGGGCTTCTGGTCACGCTTGCTGACGCCGGAGGCCTTCATCGAGAACTTGAAGATGAGATTGCCGGTCGGCTCTTCGGTCTCCTGGTCGTACTCGGTCGAATAGAGGTCGTTCTTCGTGACCTCCTTCAGCTTCTTGCGCTGTTCAACCTTGAGACCCTTGAAGGCCTCTTCAGCCGCCTCGATGGCCTTGTCGTACTCAGCCTGGAGCTTGTTGATGAGCGGCTGTGCTTCCTCCGTGGTCAGCACGAGCTGCACCTTGTATTCGCCGTCCGGCTTCGGGAACTGGTCATTGCCGTAGTCCGGCTTGGTCAGTGCGGGGTAGCGGAAGATGCCGCGCGGGGTGTTGCCCTTGAGCAACTTCGGTTTCTTTTCTGCCATGTGATTCTCTAGTGGAATGCTTAGCGCGAGCCTTGCATCGTGAGGTGGTAGGTACGTTCGGCCCGGTCGATGTCGATGCCTTCAGCTTGCATCTTCATGAACAGGTCAGCGGGGAGGGGATTGCCAGCTTCCCAGTGGGGTTCTGCCTGGGCGCAGAGGTGGTCGTAGAGGGTCACGTGCGGAGCTCTCCGGTGTAACTCACGCGTTGTCCGAAGGGGCGCAGCAGGAGGGCGATTGCCTGAGCCATCTCGTTCCTCGTAACCTTGCCAGCGATTCGGGTGCTGCTCAGGAGCGATTCCGCCACAGTGCCGTTCCTGCCGTAGATGGCTGCGAGCGTTCTTGCCTGCGCTTCGGTGTGGACCTTGATGGTCACCTCGAACGGCCTGAACTCCTTGCGAGCCGCTTCGAGCTTCTCCCTCAGGCCGCTCGCGTGGTCCCTGAGATTCGCAATCTCGTTCTCCACGCGCTGAATCTGCTCTTCGAGCTGTTTCACCTTGTCGGTCACTTCAGTTCACCTTTCACGTAATCCCGCAGAGCCTTCATCTCGCGGGTAAAGAATCCGTCAGCGTCTTTCGCGACACGCTGAGCCTTGTTGATGAGCTCGCTGGGGTCCAACTTCAGTTCTTCGCAGAGGACCGAGAAGAGAACCGCAGCGCCCATCACCTGTTTCGCTGGTGGCATCGCCTGGAGAGCCGATACGGCCGCATACGCAGCCTCTACGGCATGGAACGAGACCACCGAGTTGAGCTGGTCTCGATTCACGGGCGCTCCAGGATGTAGCAGCGCTGCGGGTAGACGATGGGAACCTTGCTGTCATTTCCGTACAGCCTTCCGTTTCGGATGCTCGCCACACGCACTGCAAGCAGGGCCGAACGTCCTGAGGTGTACGGCTTGATGAACGAACAGCCATCCGTGAACTCCTTGCCTTGCATGTCCTTCATGCGTCCACCAGATAGCCGCGCATGCGGAGCTCGAAGTCAGCCTTCATGGCTGCGAACGTGAGGAAGCCGTGGGAACGAGCGAAGCGGTTCAGCTTGCGGGTACCTTTGCGGCCGGGTCGATTGCCGCCAACGTTATTGAGGGTTCGGACGATGATCATGTGATGGTCCTGAGTGGTCTGGAAATTTGTGAAGACGGTTTGGTAGAGCGAGAGTCGGGGTTTAGCCCCTGGCCGTGGCCGGCGCGCTGACTCCCAAGCTGTTGTTGCATAGGAGGCATCGGCTCTCATACAGAGTTCGGAAGTTCCGGCAGTCCTTGCAGAACCCCGGATAGAAGTGACTGGCCATCGGCCTCCAGAAATGAGAAAGCCCCCAGCGATTTGCTGAGGGCGGTTTGGTAGAGCGAGAGTCGGGGTTTAGCCGAGCGTCATTCAGAAAGACATGCGCAAGTGGAACGCTTAGGCAAAGAAGTAATCCGAGTCCATCACGCCCTCCAGGTCCAGAGAGCCACACGGGGGCAGCTCAGGCAACTTAGCGGCCAGCTCCGGGGTCAACTGTTCAGCGAGCTGGTTCCGGAAGTCGCCCAGCACGTCAGCCGTGTACTGGTCCACGAAGGCGCGCTTCAAGCAGAACCGCAGGGTGTCAGCGAGCCCCGCATGTGCCCCATACGAGTCGTGGATCATCGCGAAGCTGTTCACCCCGCGCTCCAGGCAGTAGACCACCGTGCGCATCATGTGGGCCGCGTCGAGGGAGTGGATGAAGTTCGGGGAGATGCCCGCAGACTGCTTGCGGCCATCCAGCTTGTCGCCTTCGTCCTTCAGCATCATCCGGACACGCTTCCCAGACACGTGAAAGTCCAGCTCCTTGCCGACCATCTGGCGGTAGTCCTGGAGCACCAGCAGGCCGCTCGGGGTCACCCAGCGCACCGGAAGGGAATCCGAAGCAGCCACCTTAGCGGCGTCCCGGAGCCAGTCCATCGCATGGTGCGCAGCGACCACCACCTTGCCGATGGCGCGGTAGTTCGTGTCAGCCAGGTACTGGCAGTCCTTCAGGTCAGCGGTGACATCATCCCCCTCAGCGCGCATCTTCTGGAACACCGATTCAATCTGCTGGCACATGCCCCGCTTGGTGGCCCCGTAAGGGGTCGTCATGGTGTTGGGCTTGGACAGCTTACGGGTCAT